ACCACCTCTGCGAGTCAGATTTGAGGTTGTCATTAGTAAGACGTTTGTAAGTAGGGTGCCAAGGGTAGACACGAAACTTATTTCCAGTAACCCCTCGCTACTGGATATGAGAGACGAAGTATTAGACTGCCTATAGAGGTCTCGGTTGAGAGCAGTAAGTAATTTTATTTATCTTAGCATATCGTAACAATTCATGTCAACACATGAGTATATTTACTCAATAGTCCATGAGTAAAAGTAATGACTACCATAAGATCTTCTTATCTAACATGTCTGCTATTTTGATATGACACTCTCTATTAGGGTGAAGTGTAGTTGGATTCACTAGATTTTTTTTACGTAAAAATTTTATCCTATCATCATCTGCTTCCCATAGTGATAAATGATATCCATTCATGCCTGGTTTATGACCCATGTCAATACACAAATTACTCATCAAATCTCTTGATTTTTCGTGTGACATAATCATGTTAGGACTATCGTAAGTGTAATTGTGGTGATTGAAAGTATCGAACCAATAATTTTTTACCCCAATCATCTTAAAATAATTATCCCAATGTTGAATTTGAGTAGATAATCTTTTTACCACCACGTCATGATCATAATGATCAATTGTCCACTTTAAGTTTTGTTTTTTTGTAAGATGATAAGATATATATTTTTTTTCTTTATTACTCCACAATTCCATTCTTGCTGTAGAGGTGATGCCCCATAGGACTATGACATTATTATATTTTTTATAGTCATCTGTATTGAAATACTCTTCCGCATGTCTAAATTGTCTTCGATTTGATGAACCACCCCTCGCATGATTTATATTTACATAATTATGTCTCCTTGATAGTATAGTTCTAAAACAATACTCTTCAGTTAAGTCTTTGAAATGCTGCTGTCTCAATGTACTCTTTACCTCTTCATCAGACATCTCAGTGTGCCTCAAGATGTTTGGATCGTACCAACAAAATTTACCTTTAGTCCAACTACATCCGAAGGTAATCAGTGCATTCATAATTTAGGTGTGAAAACATAATTATATATGCACTATGTTTTTGGTAAATTAGGTTTCAATACATTTTTCTCTACATACTCTCTAAAAGATTGCCCCCAGTCCCAAACATGCATGTCATGTAGTTCTTGTGGTAAGTCTATAAGACCAAGTGATCTTTTCAATCTTCTTACCCAAAAAGAATTAGTTTTGTTTGAACTTCTATTACCTACTTGGAATCCATTAAGATCTTTGATTATGTGTATTCTTTTTTGTATTGAATACTTACCATTTGTGGTCTTGATTGTAGTTGGATCATACCACCATGTCCCCTCTGGAAAAAAAGCAATCTCATCTCTGTCCATATCCCAAGTATGATTATCTCTCACTTCATTCCACTTGACTTGCCATATTTGATGCTCATCCTGTATACCTGTAATAGGTCTTATCTCTTTCAATAAATCGTAACACTCTGCCAATATCTCACTGTAAGTATTTTTATCAGTAAAGTGACCTGCTTGTGGATGTCTTTTGTTTCTAGCAGATTTTGATGTAGGTGATGTAAGATCTAATCCTATTGTTTCCCAGTTGTCTATCCTACTCCAAGTCAAACCAGTCAATTGTCTTGCACAATCAAATGATATTTGATCTCTATTAGATCCTATCTTACTATACTTCCACCAAAGATCATGAAACTCTGCCATCTCATCATCTATCTGTCTCCATATACATGTTAGAACTGGTGAATAATATTTTTTGAAATCATATTCAACTTTACTCAAAGCGTTTACAAGTTCAAGCATCTCTTCTCTTGTATTAAAGTTAGCACCAAACCCTTCCATGATTTCATTATGAAAAGTAAATCTATGTGGGTGTAACATGTGAGTCAATGGCACCTCTTTTAGTATTGCTTTACTCTTGTCTACCCATTCCTTAGTGTGAACATAACATCCATCTAACCATACTGTTTTAGATCCATATGGAAATAATTTGTGTGGACATATTTTTGCATAAGAAGATAACCTTCTAGGGTCACCGTCTATTTCATCGTATACAAATTTAGGTATAGGTCTGAACTCCCAAGGTCCTTTTTTCTCTACATTACCATCAGTAAAGCAAACATACTTTACGTTTGGATCGTAGTACATGTCATCAGGTATGGTATCATACCAATTTGTTATACTGGTATAGATTATTATCTGATCTTTATCAGGATCATCCCACTCAATAGCATAAGAATATACACCTGCGTCACCATAAAAGGGTTCGCCAGTAATACGATCTGTGCCTGTCCTAAAATATTCTTTCCAATCAAATAAACCTGTAAGTTCTGTGAGTAAATCTGTGAACTCAATTATGTCTACATCCTCTTCATGATATACATAATCACCTGTCCTATTATCCCACCACTCACCGTCGGGACTCGCATCAGAAAATTGATTTATTAGGTCTCTCGATGGTTCAGTTTCATATTCTATACCACTTAACTGCAATGCCACAGAGCAAGCTAATTGATCTCTTACACCACCTCTGTTGTACCACTTCCACCACAACTTATCAAAGTCTTTTGTATTACCATTTCTCCATATAATAGTGCATAAGGGAGAGAAATATTTTTCAAAATCAAATGATGTCTCTGATACCTCTGTAGTAAATTTGAGAATGTCATCAGGATCTACCCATCCTTTTGAGATATACTCAGCACACTCCTCAAGATAAGAGTGTTTATGAGGATGACTCATTATGAAAAATTTTTTACGAGATAATATATCTTCACTTAGTTCTTTGAATTTATCATTAAGAAGATGAACTTTTGATGCGTCTATGTATACACTTGGTTCATCAAATGGGCATAGTATTTTTTGTTTCCTACTACTTCTTACTGGGTCACCTAAATCTTCTACATCTGTTATTACTTTTACCCACGATGGTGCCTGTAAATTTTCAATATAATTGTTTGTGTTTATTGTATAATAAATCATAATACACTGTGCTCTCTCATCAAGAAATCATGGTCATGATACGTTGTATATAGTTTGGGATGAAGACCTGTAATTTTTTTCATTTCCTTCAACAATTCATCTTTCCTACGGTATTGTTGTAGGTCACCTCTCTGAGGATGCTTTCCCCTTCTACCTATCTTATTATTATATCCAAGAGGCAGACCTGATTCTTCCCTATTCTCTATCACTGACGGAAGTAACCCAGATTCTTTGAGTGCCATATCGTATGCAATTTGATCTCGATTACATCCCACTAGCGACCACTTGTACCATGATTCATTGAATAATTTTACATTCGGTGTCAAAGTTCTCCACACTATCGTACCAAGCGGACTACAATATGATTTGAAATTGTATCCAGAATCTTTTAGTTCTTGTGTAAGACTTATGGCATCGTCAAAAGAAAAGAATGCACATAAAAACCCCTCCAGTATCTCATCATAATATGTAAATCTTGATGGGTGTCTAAGCATTGTAAATGGAAAACACCCTCTACTTTTTTCTATAAAATTTGATGTGTGTTGGTAACAAGCATCAACCCATACTGTATGTGATCCCTCTGGGAAAAATATATGTGGATTTGCTTTGGGATAAAATGATAATCTTCTTGGACAATCTATATCTAAATCTAATTTTATATACTCCCATGGTTCAATGGTAGTGTCAATTGAACCATCATGAAAACAAACATACCTGACATCAGGATGATAATATTCTGATACTAGATTATCATATCCATTTGTGATACAGGTGTACACAATTATATCTTTTGGATCAACATTATAATTCATGTTGAACGATCTTTTTGTGATGGGAAATATCTTACGCATGTCTCGTACGATATCTGTTGATGGTGTATGTAATTTGTATGATTCTTTGTAAGATTTCATCCTACTACTTTTGTTCATGTCAATGACAAGATCAACTCTATGTGCTTTCGTGACCAAAAACTCAGCGATAGAACTAGAGACTTGATCTCTGTTTACACCTTCATCATACCACTGTCTCCACACTTTGCACCACTCTATAATTTTTGATGTCAATCTTCTCCATACAACACAATTTATTGTTTGATCATAAAATTTAAGTGGAAAATTGATTGACTTGATACGTTTACACATGTCAATAATTTCATCACTGGTAGAGAATCCATGGTAATATAACTTCTCAAACTCCTCAACCAAAGTTCTCCTGTCAGGGTGTCTTTGTAATATAAAATCATGTTTTTCTAGAAGTATTTTTGAATACTCAATGAGTTCATTTGATATGCTATACGATGCGTCAATCCACACAGTTGACACACCTGATTTAAAATATAAATGTGGGCAATGTTTAGGATGATAAGATTTTCTTACTGGACACTTCTCATCTATGTCTATCTTTCTATACTCCCACCCCTCTGTATCTGGTTGATCACCATCATAAAAACAAATAAATTTTACATTAGATTTAGGGGGTGGTGCTAATTTATCATATCCATTTGTTATTGCGGTGTAAAATATCATCCATTTAATTCATCTTTAGGTTGTATTTTACCCATCTTCTCACCTAAAATTCTGTTTGTAACTTGACCTGGTTCACGAGAGAACCATCCTGTTGCTATGTATTTTGATACGTCACCAGTAAGAAATGATCCTCTGTGCACATGAGTATAAGCAGCAGGCCACAATACTACAGTGCCTTTCTTAGGTTGAAAAGATATCTCTTGATGAAAAAAATCAGTTGCACCACCACACTCCATAGGTACATCGTTGAGGTAAATCATCCATGTCAATACCCTATCTCTGTATAAGAAACTACCATTTTCACAATGCCATACGTGATATCCTCCTCCAGAATTTGTTTTCTGTACTTTACATGTCCAAGATGATACTGGATCTGATGAGTCTAACAACCCTTTCCATTTCTTCGCATAAATTTCAAATGCTCCTCCTACTGCCTGATTGACTTCCATTGCAAGAGAAGGGTCACAAATTTCAAGATATAATTGTTGATCTTTTCTACCAAAGTCACCATATTTATCGAACTGTTTGCTACCATCACCCTTGGGTGAGAGTTTGAGTTCTTTACCTGCTACCTCTGTCACTTTGACCTCTTCAATATGTTTTTTACCATACCAAAACTCAAATGAATCTATAACTGCGTCACAAAATTCCCACTTTACAAAGTTTTCAAATACACCGATAGCACCATGGTCTACCATGCCACTATAATCTGGTTGTTTAAATTTTTCATCAAGAATTACTTCAGACATTTTGAGACTCCTGTTTGCCTTGGTTTATGTACACCTGTGGTGGTATTCTACCACAGTATTCATCTAATTGCATCACTTCTTGTATCTTGACATCAGCACCCTGCTCTCTCCAAAAATCAGTGAGTGCATGATTACTATTCTTGTGAAAGATTTCTATATGTTCTTCATGTATAGCAGAACCCATATCTAATCTGTAATTGAATAGTGGTGTGGCATATGATTTACCACTGTCAAGTATCAAGTCTTCGGAGACTG